GGACAGTATAATAAATATACGGCGTCACTGGTGTACGGGGACAACTTGTATGCACCAGTAATTAAACGCTTAACGAGTGACAAACATCACCCCTGGAAGTTGTGCCTAGCTTCACGAGGACATTCCCGCCCGGCACCGAGCAAAGAACTAGTTCAATCGACTGACCAAGCCAGAAACCAGTCAATCTATATGCCACATAGGTCACCCAAACGAGACAACCTGTCGCAGCACACCCCCGCAGACCGTAGTCATTGACCTTCCGTCTCCCCTATCCATGTTCTTTATTTATACAACACGGCATCAGGTTCATCACACTAGGACGGCTGGTATAGGAGGCGGACATCACTATTGGCGACTCGGAACATACGGTTACCAAAGTTAATCCACTAAAACAGCAGCTACTGTTCTCCCTGGCCTTCACCTTCGTCACACGTCAAGTGACCGAAAATTGGCTCTGGACCCACCCCCATTCCAGTAGGTATGGGCCACTGAAGGTAATTCGGGAGCTAGGTGTGTGCCTCCCTATTTTACACTGGTTGGAAAACATGGTGCAGTTATGCCAAAATGGCCCACATGTTCCCAGCACCCCACCAAGCCAAAATGGCATGATGATGGAGTATCCGTTGACGTTTGCTGGAGCTCAAAACGGATCAGCGGCTCCTACTCATGCTAATAGCATGCCCCGTAAGCAAAATTGATCTAGTCTGTCCAGCCAACAGACGAGATCAGGGTGAAACGCGCACAAGAATGTGCGCTGTCCCGGTGCAAGGTGGGTTTACATCATGCCGGGTGGCATGATGCGCCGGTAAACCGAATCAGCTGTCTGGATGCTCATGGCATCTAGGGTAGTGACATATTCAAACCATTCAGCCGTGGTCTTAACCCACCCGTGTCGCACAGCGAGGTCGGCCTCGCGACAAAGGCCACCCGTGGAAATCGAAGATGAAACCTGGCGATGGACGTTATCACAGAATGACCCATATCTGGTGTCAAGCAACAGTTCTGGATCATCATTCATCCACCACTTCGGCAACAACTCCATCAGGATTGGGTGTCCAAGCCTGCATAGATCATCACGGGAAAACATTTCGTTAGAAATCCCATCTTCCGCCAACTCACTGGCTAGCCTGGTTAGCCAACGAGCGACGCTTGGAACACGGTCTGCGATCGATCCAGCCCGAGCAATCAAGGCAGGTCCGACAAGCCTACCGAATGCAACTGAATCACCGTGTTTCGCCGCATTTATGGCCT